GCCATGATGGCGTTCAAGGGTGACAATGGCCAGCCCCTGGGCATTAAACCGACGCTCCTGGCCTGCGGTCCCAGTAACCGGTCTGCGGCCCTGGACGTCGTCAAGGCGGAGCGCCTGGCCAACGGCGCGTCCAACACCAACTTCGGGAGCACGGACGTCCTCGTGATCCCGTGGCTGACGTAAGGAGGTGAGATCATGGCGATTCGCATCACGGCAAAGAAAGACGGCTTCCGGCGTTGCGGGGTGGCCCATTCCGCGACGGCCACGGTGCATCCCTCCGACCGGTTCGGGAAAAATGAGCTGGGGGCGTTGAAGGCCGAACCCATGCTCGTCGTCGAGGAGATCGAGGACGCGGAGACAGATAAGGCCGGAAAAAGGGACGACAAAAAAGGCGGTAAATAATGGCCTACGCAATACGGCAGGACATTGTCGAGCGCTACGGGACGAACGAACTGATCGTCGCCGCCGACCATGACGAAGACGGGACGGCGGATACGCCGGTCGTCGAGCAGGGTCTGCAGGACGCATCGGAAGAGATCGACGTCTACCTCGGGGGGAGGTACGCCCTCCCCCTGGCCGTCGTCCCCCCGGTGCTCAAGCGCCTCTGCGTGGACATGGCGATGTACCTCATGTCCAAGCCGCCTTCGGTGACGGAGGAAAAGCGCAAGCGCTACGAGGACGCCGTGAAACTGCTGACCCTGATCGGCCAGGGAAAAATAACCCTGGGGGCGAGCGATCCGGAGAATACGGACGGCTCATGCGGGGCGTTTTTCCAGGCCGATCCGCGGTTGTTTGGAAGGCGGAAATCATGAGCGCGTCCCTGATCTACGATTTCAACGGTCTGACCGGCCTGCAGGGCAGGATCGCCCGCCTGGAAGGTGACAAACCCGAGCTTCTGGATATCATCGGGGCCGTGGTGGAAAGCCAGGTGCGCCGGAGGATCCGGGACGAAAAGAACGATCCGGACGGAACGCCCTGGGGAAAATGGTCCGAACGCTACGCCAAACGGCGCCCGGCGGGAAGAACCCTGCTCATGGGGGAAGACCACCTGCTGGATACCATCACGCATCTCAACGTGGACCGCGACAGCCTGGAGGTCGGCTCCAACATGATCTACGCCGCCACACATCAATTCGGCGACGACGAGCGCAACATCCCCGCTCGGCCGTTTCTGGGAATATCGGATGACAACGAAACGGATCTGATCCGGGAGATCGATGCGTACCTGGATGAAAGGATCGGGCGATGACATTGAACGACGTGAGAGGCGCCATCGTCAATACCCTGAAAGCGGACGCCGTTCTCAAGGCGTTGAAAGCGGATGTGCGTACCCACCGCGGGCGGTTTACCGTGGAGGATCTGAAGACGGTGGCGGCGCTGCCCATGTCGGTGCTGGTGTCCTGCCTGGCCGTGAAGGGCGCGGAAGCCGGAGACGGCATGGTTTCCTGCCGGTGTCTCTGGGGGGCGTTTCCCGTAACGACGGACAGGCCCCAGGCCGGCCGGGACGCGTCTGCCCTTGTCATATTGACGCGGCTCCTCGAGATCATTCCCACAGGCCTGTGGGGGCTCGATATATCCGCGCCACGGCACGTCGAGGCAACGAACCTGTACTCGGGCCAGCTGGATGCCAGGGGCGTGGCGATCTGGGCCGTCACATGGGAACAGTCCGTGGACCTGGTATTGACGGCGGACAACGCGGATGGAATGGGTAAATTCCTGACATTCCTGGCCGACTGGGATTTGGCGCCACGGGACGGAAAAATCGTCGCACAGGACGATGTGCGGCTGCCGGGACCGGCTTAACCAATAAAGGAGCAAAAAATGGATGATCAACTGTATCTGAAACCCGCACCGGGCCGCGTCGTTCGGGATCCCGTCACGATGGAACCTCTGGCCGAGGCCGGTGAATACAAACCCAGGACCGCCTATTGGCTGCGGCGGCTGAAGGAAGGGGACGTCGTCGCGGGGACGCCTTCCGTGGAAGCAACGACAACCGCAGGGAAAGGGAAAGGTGAAAAATGATATCTTTTAACGAAATCCCCATCGATATACGGATTCCCGGCGTCTATATCGAAACCGACAACAGCCGGGCCGTGGGCGGCCTGCCCGCGATCCACCACAAGATCCTCGTCATGGGCCAGAAACTGACGTCCGGCAGCGCCAGCCCCCTGGTCCCCATGCGGATTACGGACAAGAGCCAGGGCGAAGCCTATTTCGGCCGCGGTTCCATGCTGGCCGGCATGATCAATGCGCTCAAAGGGGCGAATAACTATACCGAAACCTGGGCCATCGGGCAGAACGAGGCCGCGGCCGGGGTGCAGGCTGAAGGCGCCGTCAAATTCGGCGGCGCGGTCACGGCCGCCGGCACCCTGAACCTGTATATCGCGGGGCAGCGGGTCCGGGTGGCGGTGGGTGCGGCAGATACATTGAACGCCATCGCGACCGCCGTGGCCGCCGCCATTAACGCGAAGACGGACCTGCCCGTAACGGCGGCCGTCGACTCGGTCGACACCACCAAGGTCAAGTTAACCTGCCGGTGGAAGGGGGAAACGGGAAACGCGATCGACATCCGCGTCAACTATTACCAGGGCGAAAAGCTTCCCGCCGGGATGACAGCGACCGTCACCGCCATGACGGGCGGCACGTCCAATCCGGCCCTTACGGAGATATGGGCGGCGATCGGGGACGAGATGTACCAAACCATCATTTCTCCGTATACCGACACGGCCAACATGCAATCGCTCAACACGGAGACGCGGCGGCGCTGGGGCGCAATGGTCAAGCGGGAAACGCATGCGTTCGTCGCCGCTGCGGGAAGCCACTCGGCAATCTCGACCCTCGGCAGTGCGTGCAATTACGAGTTCATCACCGGCATGGGAACTCAAGCGTCCCCCACCACGCCGTGGGAAATCGCCGCGATCGTCGGGGCCGTCGATGCATACGAGCCGGATCCGGCCCGGCCGCGGCAGACGCTCTTGCTGCCCGGCATGATGGCGCCGGCGCCGGAGGATCGATACACGTTTGTGGAGCGCAACCTTCACCTGTTCGACGGCGTCTCGACGTATATCGTGGACGACGGCGGCCAGTGCCGCATCGAGCGCCTGATCACGACGTACCAGACCAACGCCGTGGGCGTGGAGGACATCAGCTACCTCAACATCGAGACCATGCGGACGATTGCCTACCTTCGGTACAGCGCCCGGACCCGGATCGCGCTCCGTTACCCGCGCCATAAACTGGCCTCCGACGGAACGGAGATCGCTCCCGGCCAGGCGATCGTTACGCCCCGGATCATCCGTTCGGAACTGATCGCCCTGTTTATCCAGTGGATGGGGGCGGGGCTGGTGGAAGGGTTGGAACAATTCAAAAGCGATTTGATCGTCGAACGGAACGCCGGCGATCCGGACCGTGTCGACGCCGTCATTCCGCCCGACTGCATCAACCAGTTCCGCGTATTCGCGGCGTCGTTGCAGTTCAGGCTGTAGGAAAGGAGAACGACAATGGGACAGGTACTGGGAAGGGCTACCATCAAATATAACGGCAACGTGCTCCTGACCGACAAGGGAGCGAAACTGAACATGGGCGGCGTCGAGCGGAAGCCCGTCGAGGGCGATACGGTCCACGGTTACGCCGAGGAAACGAAGGCGCCGTCTGTCGAGTGCAACGTCAGCCTGGCAAAAGGAACGTCGTTAAAAGCCATCGCGGACATCACCGACGCCACCGTCACGTTCGAATGCGACACGGGCCACGTTTACACCCTGACGAATGCCTGGTCGTCGGTGCCGCCGGAAATCACGTCGGGCGACGGCGGAAAAATACCCGTCAAGTTCTACGGCATGAAATGCGAGGAGGTCGTCTGATGGCCATCGAAAAGGTGATGCTCAAAAAAGGCTTGACCGTCGGCGACGCCGTCCACACGGAAGCTGAGATCCGGGAGGCGACGGTCGGGGACTTCATCGAGGCGACGGAGGACAGCGAACGCCTGTGCCTGACGCCGGAAGGGAGCTACATCCTCGTGGCGAGCCCCACGCTGGTTGGGCTCAATACCCTCCGCCGCCAGATCGTCCGGATCGGCGAACACGAAGGTCCCTTGACACCGGGAGAATTGAAAAAACTCTCCACCGTGGATCTCAACCTGCTCCAGGAGGCGGCCGATCGCCTGGGTACGGCCGCCCTGGCGGAGGTTGCCGACCGGGGGCGCGATCATGCGGCATAGGCAAAGCCTGTACGCCTGTGTCGCCGATCTGGCCGTAAGGACCCACTGGCCGGAACAGGAAAT